TTGACTACCCCTCCAAAATGCTAGAACCACAGTGGCAACCTGCAGATTCAACATTTGGATATTAATATGGCAGAAGAAACACCCTTAGAAGAACTTATGTTTGAGCCTAAATCAGGTTCTGACCAATTAGCTGACTACGTTATGCAGAAGTTTACTGATGTAGAGGACAGCAGACGTGATGAAGAAGAACGATGGCTTAACGCATATAGACAATACAGAGGCTTGTACGGTCCTGAAACACAGTTCACCGATACAGAAAAATCACAAGTATTTATAAAAGTTACAAAAACAAAAGTGCTTGCTGCATATGGACAGATAACAGATGTTTTATTTGCAGGACAGCGTTTTCCTCTTGGTGTTGATTCTACAAGGATACCAGAGGGTGTAGAAGAAGCAGTAAACTTTGACCCTAAAGCACCAGAACAGATGCTTAAGAAAGCACCTAACGTGTTTGGTTTTCCCGGTGACGGGAAAGATTTACCGCCGGGTGCAACACAGGATAGCCTAGAGCTAGGAGCACTACAAGAAAAGCTAGAGCCTGTAGAGAGTATGCTTAAGTCAGGCTATGGTAAAACACCCACATCACAAACATTTCATCCTGCAAAAGAAGCTGCAAAGCGAATGGAGAAGAAGATACTTGACCAACTAGAAGAGTCAAGTGCTTCTCGCCACTTACGTGGTACAGCTTTTGAGATGGCTTTGTTTGGAACAGGTATACTTAAGGGTCCGTTCGCATTAGAGAAAGAATATGCTAATTGGAATGAAGATGGTGACTACGACCCAGTGTTAAAAACTGTGCCTAGAGTAGAGAATGTATCTATATGGAACTTTTATCCAGACTCTGATGGAAAGAACATGGATGAGTGTGAGTACGTTATACAACGTCACAGAATGAGTGCATCTGACTTACGAGGACTAAAGAAGCGTCCATATTTCAAAGAAGATAAAATAGAAGAGTGTATAGATGCAGGCACAAACTATACACGTAAGTGGTGGGAGACAGACCTAGAAGACTACAGAAACTCTTACGACATAGACAGGTACGAAGTATTAGAGTTCTGGGGCAATATAGACAGCAAACTTGCAGAACAAGCTGGGCTAGATATACCAGAAGAACTTTCAGAAGCAGATACACTACAGGTAAACTGCTGGGTGTGTCACGATAAAATTATACGTTTGGTTATAAATCCTTTTACACCGAAGAGGATACCATACTTTGCAGCTCCATATGAGCTCAATCCTTACAGTTTCTTCGGGGTAGGTTTGGCAGAGAACATGTCAGATACACAAAGCTTGATGAACGGCTTTATGAGAATGGCAGTGGACAATGCTGTGTTGTCGGGTAACTTAGTTTTTGAGATTGATGAAACCAACCTAGTACCCGGTCAGGACTTGTCTGTCTATCCGGGCAAGGTATTTAGAAGACAAGGAGGTGCTCCGGGACAGGCATTGTTTGGTACGAAATATCCTAACGTAAGTTCAGAGAACATGATGATGTTTGATAAGGCACGTCAGATAGCCGACGATGCAACAGGCATTCCCTCATACTCGCATGGACAGACAGGGGTACAGGGCACAGGACGAACAGCGGCAGGTATCTCTATGCTCATGGGGGCAGCCCAACTAAGTATAAAGAGTGTTGTAAAGAATATTGATGATTACTTACTACAACCATTAGGCGAAGCATTCTATGCTTTCAACATGCAATTTAATTTTGACCCAGATGCTAAAGGAGACTTAGAGGTAAAAGCTCGTGGCACAGAGTCCTTGATGAAGAACGAAGTCAGGTCACAGCGATTGTTACAGTTACTACAGATTAGCTCTAATCCTAATTTAGCAGCTTTCGTAAAACTGCCTGTTGTGTTACGTGAACTAGCTCAAGCTATGGACTTGGATGCAGAGAAGTTTATCAATGATGAACGTGAGGCTATGATACAAGCCGAGATAATAAAGGCATCAGGAGGAGGAGCACAGCAACAACAGCAGGCAGGTCCTCTTGGAGCTATGGACCCATCCGGTGGAGGTGGAGGTAATATAGGCGTTGGCACAGCACCACAACCGGGTGAACAAGGATTTAGTGCAGCTAAAGACCCTGCAGAACAACCAAGTGGACAAGAAGCACAGCAGTTAGCAGCACTGCTTAGAGGAGCTCAATGATAAAAGAAGTAGCTAAGAAGTTACTTAAACTTGTAAACGTAAAGAGTAACACAGACTTACTAGAACTGTATATGAATCATAGAATAGCAGTTCTTTATAAACAAATGGAGCAGGCTCGTGACCTTGATGAATTACGTCAAACACAGGGCGCAATAAAAGAACTACGTAGACTTTCTACCCTACGAAACGAAGTCATAACAGGAGCAAAGGATGAAAATTGAAGAACTAAATAAAGTTACAAAATATTATAGAGATAGGGGGTATCGGGGTGACTTCACTGGTAAAAAAGGTCATGAACGTCTTATAAAAGGTATGGAGCTTCTGGGTATAAAAGTGCCTAAAATAATGAGACAATACAGAGGAGAAAGAGCAGGTGGTGTTGGTCTTGCTACTCCAACCACAGATGCTACTTCTGCTCCTTCTGGTTCTGGTCCAAAAGCCGCACAAGGTAAAAAGCAAACTAAAAAAGTTGCTAAAGTACAAAGAGGGCTAGCTAGACCTATGACTGACCCTAGAGATGTTGCTATGCAAGAAGTACAGCAAGCATCACAACAGAAAGGTGCACAGATGCCTATGGCTCAAGCAGCAAAAGGTGTTACAGCTATAACTGTAGGTATTGGTGCTAAGCCAGACCTTATGAAAGCAGAAAAGGGTGAGCCACCTATGGGTGCCACAAAGAAAGAAGTAGCTGATGACCAACACGTAATGATGAGTGAGGGTGAGCTAGTTGTGCCTGCTAACGTGGTTAGATATCATGGTCTTGGCACATACGAGAATATGAGACAAGAAGCACTTGCAGGTCTGGAGATGATGGAGGACGCAGGTCAGATAGAGTATGTAGGCGATGAGAAGACATCTAAGACTAATGATGGTGGGTTATTAAAAGCACAATCTGGTCTGGCACTTGGTTCAGGACCTACAGCTGCATCAGCACAGTTCGCTGGGTTAGCTTCTCCTACTACTTCATCTAGTTATACACCTTTAACTATGTTAAATCAAGGACGTCCCATACTAGATAAAGATGGCAACATAATAGGATATGAGCCTAACACACAGCCAACACCTACTCAAACATCTGGTGTAGGGTTAGTTGCACCTAATGTAGGTGATTACCAAACATCAGTAAAAGAAGACTTTACAAAACCACCAGAGGGTACAGGTGGCACAGGTACTACTACATCAGCAGGAGTGGGTGGCACAGGTGGTGGTGCAGGGTTTACACCAGCCACACCTAATATGACACCACAGCAACAGATGCAAAGATTTGATGCTAATGTACAAGACTTAGTTGACAGAACACCAACTGCACCTACAGCTTTTCAACAATCTGACTTTGATAGCTATGTAAATGTGCGACAGCCTATATCAGAAAGAGAAGGTATTATGGGCAAAGCAGGTGGTGCTGTTGATGCTGCCGCAGGATACATACTACCTTTTACAGGATATCAAGATAAAAAGATTAGAGAAAGTGCCGCAGACAAATTAACAAACTTTGCGTTTGGCTCTAAAGCAGAGTACGACACGCTCATGAAAACAGTAAACTTACCTTCTTTGGGGGATACTGAAGATGACCAAACATTAGTACAGAAGTTGACTGAAGCTAAGAAGATACAGTTTGATGATGATACAGCAAAGAAAGCTAATGAATTTGCTGCAAAGAGAGATGCAGCTTTAACACAAGCTAGAGAAGATATGGACGCTCCTGTTTTATTTAAAGATAAAACTCGTGTAGATAAGTTTTTAGAAGGACCACAAAAAACTAAAGATGAAATAGCTGCTATGAAACCGGGAAGCGAAGAAGCTGCTACAGCAGAATATAATAGACAGCTAGAGAAGCAAAGAGATAAAGAAATGGACAGACTTATGAATCCTGTGGTTGCTGCAGAAAAAATGGCATCAGAGTTACCCGGTTCAGATACAAGTCAAATGAGTGGTGCCGAAAGAGAAGAGGCAGAACGAAAAAGACAAGATGCTGAGAGACGTGCAGCAGATTTTGATGCTTTTAGACAAAGAGAAGAAACTAGAAGAGCAGAAGATTCAGCAGGAGTAGATAGAGGAGACTTTGGAGGCACACCGACAGCCACTGAGGGGTGTGTTATAGCTACACACGGCTTATCTACAGGAGGTTTTACTAAGTTAGAGAAAGCTAAAGCTGAGATATGGTGTTCAAAGACATATCATGGCAAATGGTATGGTGAAGCATTTAGAAGAGGATACAGAGCTGCAGGACAGCGTTGTATAGACTCAGGTAAAGCACAAGAGCATTACCAAGAGTTTAAAGACTTTGTTGCTTATGGCAGAGGAGTCAAGAAGGGATTTGGATTGGCTATTAATTATTATATAAGGACAATTCAATTTTTTATCACTGGTCTATTTATCAGTGAAAACTAAATTTAGTATAGGAGATTATAATGAGTGAAGCGATTGCCGCAGTAAAGCAGGACGTTAAGGCTGTGCCTATGAAGTACAAAAAGGACAGAACTGACGAACAGGAAGAGTTAAAGCGTTTAGAAGAGGAACGTGCTAACGTAGTGCAGGAGCAGAAAGATGCAGAGGCTGACAAAGCCGAAACTGAATCTCTTGCACCTGAAGAGAAAACGTTTAAAAAACGCTACGGTGATTTACGGCGACATGCTCAACAAAAAGAGCAAGAGCTCAAAGATAAGATTAGGGAACTAGAGGGGCAGATATCCACAGCTACTAAAGAAGCTATAAAGTTACCTAAGAGTGATGATGAGCTTGCAGCATGGACAAAAGAATACCCTGATGTAGCAAAGGTTATAGAAACTATTGCTACTAAGAAAGCTCTTGAGTTAGACAAGGGTATGGAAGATAGACTAAAAGCTATCGCAGAGAAAGAGGCAGAAGCAAAGAGAATGACCGCAGAGTCACAACTCTTGCAACTACACCCTGACTTTGAAGATATTAGAAATGATGAAGAGTTTCACGGCTGGGTTGAAAGACAGCCTTCATGGGTGCAGAAAGCTCTGTATGAAAATGAAACTGATGCACGGTCTGCAGCAAGAGCTATAGACTTGTACAAAGTAGATATGAAAATAGCTGATACGAAGAAAGAAAAATCTGATAAAGGTGCTGCTTCTTTAGTAACAGCTAAAAACACATCTAACGTAGCCAAAACCAAGAGCTCTCAATCTAATCAATGGAGAGAATCACAGGTAGCCAAAATGAAAGCTCATGAATATGAGAAAAACGAAAAGGCTATAATGGAGGCTATACAATCTGGCAATTTCATTTATGATGTGTCAAGATAAAAATTTATTTACTTTTATTTTATTTTATGGTAAAATATAGTAATTAATAGCGACCCCGTAAGGTTACTCGCTCCAATGGTGCTGTGCAGACGATACACCATACACCCTAAACTTTGAGTACAGCGAAGTTATAGATTTTCCACCGATTCAAACTACCCAGAGCGTAAGCCCCGTCAGGACACCTTATCAACTGGTCTTGTATAGTACGAAAATCTACAATCTTTAAATCATATTAACGAGGTAAACCAATGGCATTTAAAACCGCCGCTGGACACAGTAGTTTACCAAACGGCAATTTTAGCCCGGTAATCTACTCTCAAAAAGTTCAGCAAGCTTTTCGCAAGACCTCGGTTGTAGAGTCAATAACTAATTCTGACTACTTCGGCGAGATTGCGAACTACGGTGACACGGTTAAAATAATCAAGGAACCAGAAATCACCGTTAAGGAGTATGCACGAGGCACTCAGATTACTCCACAAGACTTGGATGACGAGGACTTCAGTCTTGTCGTTGACAAAGCAAACTATTTTGCTTTCAAGGTAGACGACATCGAAGAGGCTCACAGCCATGTCAATTTCGAATCCTTAGCATCTGACCGAGCAGGCTATAGGCTTAGAGACCAACACGACCAAGAAGTTCTTGGTTATCTAAGTGGTTTCAAGCAAGGCACAATCAACGCTGTAGCAGGCACAGCTAACGACACAGTAAGTGGGTCAAAAGCTGTATCAACTGCAGGGTCTGATGAACTGCTTACATCTATGAAGCTAAAAAAGGGTGACTTTGGTAACATCACTACTTCAAGTGCTGGCGACCACTCAATCCCACTAGCACCACGTATGCCGGGCGCAACTGCTCAAGCTACAGCTACTGCTACACCATTGCAAGTTATTGCAAGAATGGGCAGACTGCTTGACACACAGTTCGTCGATACAGATGGTAGATGGTTAGTTCTACATCCAACATTTGTCGAAATCCTAAAGGATGAAGATTCACGTCTTCTCAATGCAGACTTCGGCGAGTCAGGTGGACTGAGAGCTGGCTTAGCTATCGGTAGGCTTCATGGTTTTGATATCTACATGTCCAACAACCTACCTGCTGTAGGAACTGGACCGGGGACATCAGGGTCAGCAAACCAAAACTCAAACTATGGCGTAATCGTAGCAGGACACTCTTCTGCTGTTGCTACAGCTGCACAAATCACAAAGACTGAGTCTTACAGAGACCCAGACTCTTTCGCTGATATTGTCAGAGGTATGCACCTTTATGGTAGAAAAATTCTTCGACCTGAAGCGATTGTAACCGCTAAATACAACGTAGCGTAAGGGAGGATTGACAAATGGCAACTTTTGACATGACATCATCTGCAACCGCAGGTGTAAGTTCAAACTCTATCGCTGCATTACAAGCGAATCGAAATGGCACTGGAATGCGTATGGTTGAAGCTATTTTAGATATTTCTAAAATAACTGACTACTCATGCACAGACGGTGACATTTTTCAACTTCTTGAAATACCTGCAGGTACATTCGTATTGTTCGCAGGAGCAGAAGTGCTCACAGCTTTTGATGGTACATCACCAACTGTAGATATTGACTTTGCTGCAGGTGATGACATCATTGATGGTGGTGACGTATCTTCAGCAGGTTTCCTTGCAGAGGGAACAAACGGACAAGCTAACGATGTTGTAACAGGCGCCGCATCAACTTTCACACAACATGTCACAACAACTGACACTATTGACGTGAAACTAATTGCTGGGTCTGCTGATGTTACAGAAGGTAAGCTAAGAGTATATGCTTGCGTCATTGACAC